ACCAAAGAAGAAGCCAAATAAAACCAATGAAACAAAGACAGGTAACAACAAAGCCGAAGTAGGCGATAAAGTTACTTTCTCTTCTGGTAGATATTACGAAGCATCTGATGGTACTGGTGCATCTGGTAATATGTATCTTGGCAAAAAAGTTAAGATTACACGAATCAATAAAGGTTCTAAATATCCATATGCTATTGATGCTACGGATGGTACTGAACTTGGTTGGGTAAAACTTAATCAGTTGAAAGGCTATGCTTCTGGTATCATGGGAGTTCCAAATGACCAGTTAGCTTGGACACAGGAACAAGGTGAAGAAGCTATCGTCAGAAATGATGGTAGTATTCTGACTCCATTAAGTAGAGATGTGTCTGTACTGAACGCAGATATGACTAAGAACTTATGGGACTTCATGGGTAATCCTGGTTCATTCTTGAGTGATTATAGTGATGGCGAAAAGTTTGGCGTGAAGAATGTTGATAATTCTAGTAGTGTTGACGTTGGTGGTGTTACAATTCAGTGTAATATGCCTAATGTACAAAATGCAAATGATTTATTACATGAACTCACAACAAATAAGGATATTGAGAAAGCTATTAAAGCAATGACTATTGATAGAATCAGAGGTGGAAGCTCTTTAGCAAAATATAAGTATAGAAATTGATTTTAGGGGACTACTCTTTCATCGGAGTAGTTCCTTTTCATATAGAAAGAGGTAATTAAATGTCAGATAAAACTGTACGAGATTTACTTGATAAAAGTATAAACCAAGATGTTGCAAAACAACAGAAAAATAAGATTCAAGCATTGCAAGAAAAGGTAAAAGATATAGAGCAGAATGAATCTGCTCAAATATCCGATATGGATAAAAAATATCTTAAAGATTTGAAACATCAGTGGAATGAACTTTTTATTGAAACTGTAAAAGTTAAAACACAATATGAATTGCTTATTCAAGATGTAAAACTGATGAAAGAAATTACACTTGCGATTAATAAAGGTGATACATGGAAATATAAACTTGCTAGATGGCTTGTAAGATAAATAAAAATAAATGGTAAAGGTGGTGAAGTATGAAAGCATTAGATTTTGAGTATGACGGGACTTTAGCTTCAAGCAAAGGAATTGTAGTTTGTTCATTTGATTCAAGTGATGACGAAACTATAGATTATGGTTCTAAAATAAATTTTGACGTAACATCCATGAGAAATGGAAAGGAATTTGAATTAGTAAATTCTGGATATGATGAAGCAAGTGAATTTACTTTTCAAATTTGTAAAGATCCTTATATGCAATTAAATCGAGGGAACAAATATTTCACTACTGATGAGCAACGCTTTGTATATAGATGGCTAAATAGAAATGATGGATTTCACATATTAAAGATAGTTACATCTGAAAATCAAACAATGTTATTTAAAGGAAGTTTCAATATTGAAACAATTGAATTTTGTGGAAAAGTGATTGGATTTGAACTGACATTTACTATGGGGAAACCATTCGCAACGCAAGATTGTAAAACAATCACACATACATTTAAGGCAAATGAACAATTCACTATCATAGATGAATCAGATGATATAGGCTATATTTATCCTGATATACAGATTAAATGCCTTTCAAGTGGGGATTTAAAAATTACAAATTCTATCGAAAACCGTACAACAACAATTAAGAATTGTTCTACAAATGAAGTTATTTCTGTTGATGAGAATTTAAACATATCTACTTCTCTCTCATCTCATAAATTATACAATGATTTTAATTTTGTATTCTTTAGAATTGCAAACTCTTATACAAATAATAAAAATTTCATTTCTGTAAATATTCCATGTGAAATTACAATTAAATACTATCCTGTTGTGAAAGGAGTTGGACTTTAAGAATGAATATACATAAATTAAGAATGGACACCTCTGGCAACGTAGAGGATATTAGTTTTGTCCTCGCTAAGAAAAATGGAGATAAACTTGGGAACATTACAAACGTAGATAATATTGTCACAAAACATTCCATGAAAGAAGCATCCGAATTTACATTTACTGCACATAAAAAAATGGGTGACAATATTATAAAATTTTGGAATGATATTAAAGATTTTAAATTAGTTTGGATTCCAGAGTGGGATATGTGGTATGAGATCTATATAGAAGTAAATGAGGAAGATGAAAATATTAAGAATGTTTCTGGAACATCTCTTGGCGAAGCCGAATTATCTCAAATTATGTTATATGGAATTGAGATTAATACTGAAACAGATATTGCCAGAGAAGAATATAAAATACCTACAACATTTTATAATCCAGATCATCCAGAAGCTTCATTAATTGATAGATTGCTTACAGATAAAGCACCACATTATAAAGTCAAGCATATTGATAAAAGCTTAATGAACTTACAGAGAACTTTTACTTTTGATGATACATCAATTTATGATGCACTCCAAGAAGTTTCAGAAGAACTTGATTGTTTATTTATATTTGGATGTGGTTCTGATGAAAATGGTAAACCAGAAAGAACAATTTCTGTATATGATTTGGAAGCAAATTGTGTAAATTGCGGGAATAGAGATACATTTGTTCATAAATGTCCTAAATGTGGAAGCACAAATATCATATTAGGATATGGAGAATATACAAATGTATTCATTTCAAGGGATAATCTTGCTGATGAGATTACGTATTCAGTTGACACTGATTCTGTAAAGAACTGCATGAAACTTGAAGCAGGTGATGATTTAATGACCACTGCTATTCGATCATGCAATCCTAATGGAACAGATTAAACAAGAGAAGAAATGTCACCAGAATTGCAAGAAAAATTAAAGTCTTATGATACTTTATATGAAAAGTATCAGTCTGATTATAATTTTACTATAAATGATTCTTTCGTGACAAATTATAATGCACTTGTAAATAAATATAAGACTTATGAAGAAAGTTTAAAAGATACAGAGATTAAAAATCCTATTGTTGGATATCCAAAGTTAATGCGTATTTATTTTGATACGATTGATATGGTACAACTTTTGAGAAATAAGCTAATGCCACCTGTGGATAAACCAGATAATAACGCAAAATCACAAGGCGAATACCTTATGGCTAATCTCCCATCTTCTGCTTCTACTACTTCTCTTAAAAATCTATCTGTGTCTACTGCTGATAATATTATGGTTATGTTGGCACAATCTATTGTAAAAGGTGTTTTCAAAGTTACAGTTACAAATACTACATTATCTAATAATGTATGGAATGGTAAATTTAACTTAGAGAATTATGCCGATAAAGATGATAAATTCACATCTCAGTTTGTATCAATCAGTATTAACGAGAACTATGAGTCATATGTAAAACAACGTATAGATTCTATTCTGGCTCGTTCAGATGAAAATTATTATGATATTGTAGGATTATTCAAACAAGATATGACTGTGTTTAAATCGCAGTTGAAAAAGTATTGTCTAAATACGTTGCAGATATTTCAGAAATGCTGTCAATCTTGTATTGATATGATGGTACAACAAGGAATTTCTTCAAATAGTACATCAAGTATATATGGAATTAATACAAAAGTTTTATATGAA